GGCTAACGCAGAACAAGTTCACTGGAGCGCCAAAGATTAGCGATTACAAAACTGGCAAGACGCCAAGAAAGATGGACCTTGAGGATAAGTTCTTTCAGTTGATTGTTTATTCTCAGCTCTTATCAAGTATCGGTATTGAGTCAGATGAATCTTCAGCAGAACTCCTGTACCTGAAAGATGGGGTTAGGTTTGAAATGCAAATAACCCCATCAGACGTAAGCAGGGTTGTTGAACAAATTCAAGAAACAAAATCAGGAATTGATGAGCGTTGTGTCTCTGGTGATTTTGAAGCAAAGAAATCTGTTCTGTGTGGATGGTGCGGGTACAAATCTTTTTGTCCAGCCTGGAATTAAGGAAAAGTAAATGATTATTAATGATGATGCTTTTGCGCGCATGGTGGCAGAAGAGGTAAAGAACAAGCTCTCTCCACTGCATAAAAAAGAATTAATGAAGCGAGAAAACTGGGAAAAATGGAGAGATGCACTATTAGCACTCTCGGAAAATCTTGGACGTCAAATTGAAGATATTGAATCTGATTCCAAATCAGACCTCTCTAGATACAGTGCTTTGGGTAGGGCTGGGACGAAGTTGGGCCGTGAAGCTGGCTCCTACTACGAGACGAAAGCGACAAGAATAAAAAGGTTTAAGTTTCACGTTGATAGACGCCTTGACGAGGTTGCTGTAATGATTTCAACTGGTCAGGAAATGCAAAACGATGGTTGGGAGCAGGTTGAATTCTTGAGGCGCGCAATAGCGAGGCATCGAGCAATGCTTCGTGATTTTGACCTAGAAGATACCTCGATAGACCGTTCGCTGTGGGATACTCTTGATAATAAGTGGACATTTGACGATATTGACGTCGATTCACTGTGATGTAAATCCATGATGCGCGAGGTGCCTAATGATTCGAAGAAACAAACCAATCAAGAGAAGTGGCCCTCCTAAAAAAAGAAGTGCAAAAACCGAAGAGATATATGTTGAACGACGTAAATTCGTTGAACGAATCTTGAGGGAAAGACCGGCATGTGAGGCATGTAAGGTTTTTGCATCACACGACGGAAAGTCAACATACAATCAACATCTGAGCAATGATGTGCATGAAATAATTAGACGCTCTCAGGGTGGCTCAATACTCGATGAGGAAAATGTACTTGCAGTTTGCAGGCTGTGCCATGTAAGAATCGGCAATTATCCACAGCTTGCTTTTGATTTGGGCCTAGCAAAGCACGGCTGGGAAAGATAATTTTTTATAGTTTTATAATTAACACTTTCAGTATTTAATACAGGTGTATCGTTGTAATTCTTAGGACCGTTATAGGCGCGAAAGTCGGGTGAGGAGACTCACTCGGCTTTTGCGTCTTTTGTTTTATTTAAACATTATTTAAAAGCTCTTCACTTATTGGTGCATAACATAAGTGCTAACCTTTATTCGTCTAGCCGATATCTACCCTTCACGGAAGAAAGGCGGTGGTCCAAGAGTCGAGTGTTCCTACACGGCAATGATTCTGAGCCGCCGCAAACGGTTCGAATTTAACCCACCGAACTAGCTGGATGTTCGGTGGGTTTTTGCTTTTAGGTTAGTATGTCATCGTGATAAACGATTTTCTTGGACTAGACCTATCCCTAACGTCAACTGGGTATGCGTTTGGCGATGAATCAGGAGTTATCTCGTTTAACAAGTCTGGGCCGGAACGACTATGGCTAGTGAAAAGGGAAATAGAATCCCTAATCAATAAATATGACGCAAAGGCAGTCATGCTTGAGGGCTACTCATTTGCTTCACGCAGTGGTCAGGCTTTCTCCATTGGGGAGCTAGGAGGAGTGGTCCGCTTGCTGCTGTGGCAAATTGGAATCCCATATGTGACAATACCCCCAACTTGCCGAGCGAAGTTTGCAACCGGAAAAGGAAACGCCTCAAAAAACGAAGTAATTTCATCCATATCCGCACGTACTGGGATTGTTTGGCAAAACCCAGGAGCCGACGACAGATGTGATGCATGGATTCTGCAGGAGATGGGCTTGGCACATATAGGTAAACCACGATTTAATTGGCCAGCACAGAACATGGATGCTTTAGCCAAGGTAGATTGGACACCAATCGAGGAACAAGGGGAATAATGAGAACATCACCCATAAGCCAGATAGAAATTGAACAAGAGCTGATAAGGCTAATAGACAGACTCGAAACAGAAACAGAAAAATTTGAGACCCTAGCGATAGATGCGGCGAAGAAAGACGCGCTCTACAAGTCGACATGGGCACGTGAATACCTATCCGCGAAAGGTTCAATTAAAGAACGCGAAGCTTGGGCAGACTACAAAATGGATGAGCAGAATTTTGACTACAGGTGCGCAGAAGCACTAGTTAAAACAAAGAGAGAGTTACTTCTATCCCTAAGAACATCAATTGATGCAATGAGAACACTCAATGCAAATGTCAGAACGCAGGTATAAATATGTCAAACAAAATTCACGAATCATTAAAGCAACTTGCGGTTGATGTAGACAAACTAGTTCCACTTGAGGGAAACCCGAGAAAAGGTAACGTCCAGTCAATCGTGGCTTCATACAGAGAATTTGGACAGATAAAGCCAATTGTTATTCGCCCAAACGATGATGGAACATCAACCGTTATTGCAGGTAATCACCAGTTAGAAGCAGCAAAACTTCTTGGGTGGGACAAGATAGCAGCAGTTAGCTATGACGTTGACAACAAGAAGGCAATTGCATTTGCGATTGCCGACAACAGAACCATGGAGCTCGGTTACACGGAATCAGAACTACTGAGTGAGTTCATCCTTGAAATTCACGAAGAATACCCAGAGCTTGTTGACAGTCTTGGATGGGATGAATTCGAGATTGCAGAATTCGAACAGACATCAATTAGAGATGAATATCAAGTTGTTGGAAGTGGTTCTTACACTCCCCCGGTGATGGTGGAGGATTCAGAAGCGGAAGAAGAGTATGAAAAATTCCAGGAGACAAAAATAAAAGATACCTCAATGGATATGAATGCTGTCTCAATTACCAAGGATAAAGAGGGAAATCAGCAGATAAATATCAGACCAGGGATTGACCAGAACGACGCTGTAGTCAGGGGCTCGACAACCGTATCTCCTCGCTCTGCGCCACAAGCCGTTGTTCAGTACACGATTGTTTTTGACAACACCCAGCAACAGGCAGAATGGTACACGTTCATAAAGTGGCTGCGTTCGGATGCCGGGCTAGAAGGTGACACGGTTGCAGAGAAGTTGATTTCTTTTATCTCAGAGCACACACCATGACGAGACAGCGCCTATTTCTCGATATGTCTTGCGTGGAGGCTGCACGCCAAAGAATCAGGCATGTTTACGACCAGTTTGACACTGTCTGCGTGCAGTTCTCTGGGGGAAAAGACTCAACTGCAGTTCTATATCTTGCAAAAGAAGTGCACGAAGAAAGAAATCTTGGGCCAGTAAAAGTCATTTTTCGAGATGAGGAAATGGTCAGCCCAAGTGTCGTTGAGTATGTTGAAAAAGTTCGCAATTATGACTGGGTTGATATGGAGTGGTACTGCCTCCCATACCCAGCGGAAATTTGGGTTCTTGGCTATCGTTTAACAACGGTTCTTTGGAGTCAGCAGCGTGGAGAACAGAATAGGTGGCTAAGGGACATGCCAGAGTTTGCAATTAATGCAAATGATTTTGGTCTTTCTCACGATAGTTCGCTGCCGGAGCAAACTGACTACTACACAATGCAGGGCAAGAAGGGGAATGTTGCTTTCCTAACAGGTGTTCGAGCGAGTGAATCAATGGTTAGATATCGCTCTGTAGTTCAAAAATTACATGAAAATTACATAAATACCCCGTACAAACTAAAAGCTGGGATACCGCTCAAATTCGCAAAAGTCATTTATGACTGGAACACCAACGACGTATTCAAGTTCATAATAGAAGAACACAATGCCGAATATTGTGAGTACTACGACTTGGCTGTAGCAACAGGGAGCAACACGAGAGTTGGTATACCGCTCCACGCAACAGCAATAAGAAGAATTGGTGACGTAATAGCAACTGAGCCAGAATTCTATGACAGGCTATGGGAGTGCTTTCCATTCATAGATGCGCAAAGAAGATGGTGGCCAGAATTTGATAGCGAAAGCCTTATAGCTAGATACTCTGGTCGAGGGTTTGATGGTGCCTCTGAATTCATCGATGAATATCTTGTTGGGGACAGAAGAAAAATGGAAGCACGCGTATATGTTTCAAAGTTTAGAAAAAAACATCTTCAAGACCCATATGGATACCCGGTAAGTTGGTTGATAAGAAACTTGATGTTAAATGAAATAGACGTCAACTCACCAACTCCAGTTGGACCGAAAACAAAAGCAAATGCAGTAAGAATTCTTGAAAGTGAAACAGAATTGTGAAAGATATAAAAATTGATTGGGTAACAAAAGAAAAACTAATTGTTCCAGAGTGGAAATCCACTTATACGCTTAGACCAGAACTGCTTTTAATATCTGCATCCCTTATGCAGCATGGTTTCATCCAACCTATTCATGCACGAAGGGAAACTGGAGAGATAATAGACGGCTCAGAAAGATATAAACTTTTAATAAATATTGAAGAAATATCTGAAATCCATGGAGAATTGATACCAGTCGTATTTCATGACTGCGACAAGATTGAAGCAATGATGATGCACATGCAACTAAACCGTGGTAAGTCGGTAATCGTTGCAGCAAAGATGTCGAAGATAATTAGGGAGATGAAAAGGTCAGGGCGTTATACAAATCAAGATTTTGATGACCTCTTGTGCATGAAGTCTGATGAATTATCATTAATGCTTGACAGCAGCCTAATTAAAGTTAGAAAAATAAAAGAACACAATTATGCTCGTGCATGGGTTCCGATTGAGGCCCCATCCGGGAAAAGCGACTCTTCAAAACCATTCTTCGAGTCCCCACCAAACCCTGATAGATAATTAAATAAAACTTAATTAAATGGTGTCTAGGTTGGACGCATAAACTCTGGTATATTTTTATGACCAAGGAGTTTTATGCCAGGTGTACGTTACGGCCCAGACATCTCAGATGATGCCGCATATATTTATAAGGGGATTGTCAGTCTCCAAAAGAAGGAACAGGCGCTAAAGCGCAAAGCTCAGGCTGCAAAAAAAGCAGGCAAAAAAGTAAGAGGCGGAACGCTGAATGCTCGCGACAAGGCGCAGTATGAACGTTTTGCGAACATGGCTTCGGATATTTTTGGCGTAACAAAACGCGATTTAAAGGCTGGAAGATTTGGCGACCTATACACCTTGCAGCAATACTCGCGTGATGGTGTTACAAAGAAGGGCAAGCAATCCAAAAAATACAAAGTTGCCAAAAATAAAAGAACTGGCAAAATGAAAATAAAAAGGGACACCAAGGAGAGCTTGGATAGAAGCGAAGGAAAAGTAACTCGTCGAGCCGGAATGGGTTCTTCTTACATTGGTGCAACTGCCCCTAAGGCATACAGGGATGCAAGTGACCGTGCTTTTAAAAGAATGAAGCAGCGTGGCGGCGTACGAACTGGTAGCGGAAAAAGGAAAAAAGTAACAAATGCAGAAGGTTTGGATAATTTGCAGATTGCAAAACGTCCAAAACCAGTTGGATTGCTAACTGGTGGTGGTGTAAAGATAAGGCCACAGGTACTTAGACCCAAAAAAGTAAAAACACCTAGAGCAGCTGCATCTTCAAAAAGAGCAAAAACAACTCAATCAAAAACCAAGAGCACTGTTAAGGCTGCTGGCAAAACACCTAAACGCAAGACAACGCGCAAGAAGTAGGTTTACTTATTGTCCTCGCCGATAAATAGACCTTCGAAGCTGCCAAGGTCGACCTCTGAAGACTCCTCATCTACAGAGACCATGTCTTCAAAGTATCTATCGCCATCGTCCCCGGTGTAATCATTTTGAAGAAATTCTTTAACACTTTTTACTGGATTGAAGACTGCATTTATGGTTCCGTCAGAGTTTCTTCCAGTAATAGTCATCCCCACTGAAGCCATGGCTACATTGGCAATTATCCAAATAAAGTTGGTGAATTCATCCAAAGCCTCATCGTCGTCATCGAGGTCTTCTTCGGTGTCTTCAAAAAAGTAAAAAAGAGTTTCAGTGACGTGATTAAGAATGTTGACTACGTCTTCTTTGATTTCTGTTTTATTTGATTTGGCCATTCCCGTACAGTACCAGCACCCAGATGGTTGGTCAATCAATCATTGACCTTAAAAATAAGGAAAAAATGTTAAAATTATGGACTATAAAGAGTCCCAATAACTTTTGACCAGAGGATGACATGGCGCTTGTTTCGGTAAATGACCTCAAGGTCTATATGGATATATCCCTAACAAACCGCCAGATTGACGCGTGCGAGATGATACTCGCTGGCCTTCAGAGCGAGTTGGAGGCATTCCTTCGCAGACCGATAGAGCCACAAACCTTCATAGAGGAACATAGGCTCGACTCCCAGCACCACGGCGTACCAATGACATCGTTCCTTTCGGTTAGTGACTACAACTACACAGATACTTTCGTGGACAATGTGGTGGACAGCACAACTTTTGCATCTCCACCCCCAGCCATATATCTCAAGAACACCCCAATTGTCTCTATAACACAGGTAAAAGTAAAGCCAGTTTTTGGGACTGAAAGAATATTGCAACACGAACAGCATTACATTGAGAGAACTTATGGGATTGACTACTACTACGGATACCCAGATGACCTGGTAACAATCACCTACACAGCAGGACTTGATGGAGCGAGCATTCCGGTTTTCAAGTTAATGATTCTTCGCGCTGCAACAAGAGAAATGCAAAACATGCACGATGATGTTGTTGGCGTCAAAGACCTGAATCCACGTGGTGTTGCTCCAATCGAAACTGGTTTTCTTGACGCAGAACTTTCTACGTTAAGGAAATACAAAAGAACTCGGATATAAGTGTGGCAAGAATACGAGTAGTAACAAAAATTAAAGTCGACTCAGACGAAGCCAAAGAGCGCCTTGATGACATGCAGGACAGAACTAGGGATATGGGCCCTGTTCTTAGATGGGCAAAAAGAACATTAGAAGAAGCAACAAAAGAGAATTTTTTATCTCAAGGTGCTGTGTCGGCAAGGTCGATGCTTGGTGGAGCGTGGCCACCACTATCTCCGGAATATGGAGCATGGAAGGCAACGAACTGGGCAACCCCATTAATGGTTAGGACTGGTGGATTGCTGTTTGACGCAACAAATCTTGATGTAGTTGGGGGCTCATCAAGCGACCAATCAATAACCCTTACAGTTAATAATAGAATTGCAAAGTTTCATCAATACGGTACTGAAGATATGCCAGCTAGACCAATACTTTTTACACCGCGCGATTTTGATAGAGACCTTGGAAAAGTTGCTCGAAAGTACATTAAACATGGAAGCAAATTGACATGATTAGATTAATGAATGGTGCGCATTTTGCAAAGAAATACGTTAACGACTATTTAAAAATTGACATCCCGAGCAGGCTCATTGACTATCAAAACGGATGGGCCGTAGACAATCAGCAACTTCCAGAACCAGAGCAGTACATAATTCACGAACCACTTGCTCTGGACAGGTGGCCTTCGATTATCACGACAGTCCTGACAACAAACGAATTAGAGCGAATTGGGTTCGATAATGGAGACCCACTATATAGAGTCAGTTACTCAATGCGAACGTACGTATGGGTTCGCACAGAGGGCTCAGAGGAATGCACCCTAATGAGAGACAGAATGACGACAGTCGTTCGTTCTGCGCTTCTTGATTATCCTTGTTTGAGAGCGTATGACTCGCGAACCTCTTTCCGTGCACTAATCGATGAATCAACTATCCGTGAAGAGTTCTCCGACATAACCCTACTCAAAGGCGACAGAGTTATGGCTGGAGCCTACGTCTCGTACACCCTCCAGATAGACGAAGTTGTAATGAGAAAAGGCTATGGAAATGTTGAAGAAATAGAGTTTGATACTTCATCTGTTGGTGCAGGTGTTGACATTCCAGACCTAAGCAGTCCATCACCAGATAACAGAATAACCCTCACCGGAACAAATAATGGGGTCACAATTACTGGCCCTGGTGTATGATTTATAAATGTTTTTCTTATTAAAGCCACTTGTTTGAGGTTGTAGTGATAGTTGCACAAAATAATCACTTTGCCTCTGTACAATTGACTCACATAAGGGAATCCAACCCTCAATGATAAGTAATAGGAAGGTCCTATGCCTGGCGTAGTTATATCAACTTCAGTAAGAACCGGCCCATCAACAGCGACGGTCCGTGAGTCATCACAGTTATTCGTCGTTGGCTTGGCCGACAGGGGTCCAAGCGATGAAGCAGTTTTGGTTCAGAGCATTGCAGAGTTCGAGGCCATGTTCGGTGACTACCGTTCAGACTCATACCTCCACCCAACAGTCGAAACATTCTTTGAAGAAGGCGGCACACAGGCATATGTTGCTCGTGTTGTTGGAGCTAGCGCAACAGTAGGAACGTTGGTATTAAACAACAGCTCGGCAGTAAACTGCATCACGCTTACGGCCAACGGTGCTGGCGCGTGGAGCTCAGACGTAGAAGCAGAAGTAACGGTATCTGGAGCAACAGCAAAACTCAATCTTTCTTACGATGGCACACTCGTCTACACGACAGGAAATTGTTCAACTTCATCGCAGATGGCTGGACGAATTAACTCCAGTGCAATTGCTTCTCGCTATGTGACTGCTTCAATTCAGTCAACTACAACTCTTCCTGCAGCAATTGCATCAACACCGCTTGCAGCAGGAAACGCATATGAGAACCAAGTCACTTCGACTTACTACGTAAACGCCTTGACATTATTCAATGACGCATTGGGAACCGGTGCTGTTTCATGCCCTGAAATTTCAAATGATGACGTAGCTGTTCGCAACGGATTAGTTGCACATGCCAATAACTACAGCAGAATCGCAATTCTTCACGGAGGAGCTGTGGACAGTGCTGCAACAATCAAGGCAACCGCGCTCGCCCTTCAAGCTGAAGACAATGCAGAGCACGCAGCAATTTACTACCCTTGGGTTACTGTTCCATCTGGAGTGGCTGGTGTAACAAGAACAATTCCACCAGATGGTTATGTTGCTGCAAAAAGAGCTGTTGCCCACAATCAGACTGGCCCACATTTGCCAGCAGCTGGTTTGATATCAACCGCAAAGTTCGTTACTGGAGCTGCTGTTGATATAGACAAGACAACTGGCGATGACCTTGACGAGAACTACGTAAACGCAATCCGCGTAATTCAGAACACTGTCAGAATCTATGGTGCTCGCTCACTTTCGGTCGACACTGAGAACTTCCGCTACATAACCCAGCAAGACGTTGTCAACACGATTGTCACGGAATGCTACCGCTCGCTTGAAGACTTGGTCTTCTCAACGATTGATGGAAGAAATACAATCTTCGCAAATATCGAAGCAAGACTCGTGGTTATTCTCGCCGGAATGAGAGACCTTGGTGCACTCTACCCAGCGTTCGATGCAAATGGCAAGCAGCTTGACAATGGCTACACAGTGAAATGTGATGCCGGAATCAACCCAGCTGCACAGCTGCAAACAGGTCTTGTCAAAGCTCGCGTTGGAGTAAGAGTATCCAGCGTTGGTGACAAGATTGAAATTGACATCGTCAAATCAAACCTGACTTCAACAGTCGTATAACGGAGGAATAGGAAATGGCAAAAATTGCACAGAGACAAGTACTTGCGGAGATATTCCCAAGCAACTTTGCGAGCAACGCCAAGCAGCAAACAAACGTTCAGGCAAACCTTCCTAAGTGGACGGGTTTCAAGTTCGCTCAGGTGTCTGGTGGTGAAATAACAGCCTCCGTTGAGAAAATCTACGAAGGTGGCAAGTCACGCCCAACAGTTCTTTGCGCTCCTTCGGAGATTGGCGACATCACTCTGACTGCACACTACGACGATGACATGGTCAGCGCCGAAACAGCAGCCGGAATTGGTGCAAAGTTGCAGGGACTTCGTAGATACGTAGGTATTGCTTACTACAACATCGTAATCTCAGTTTTTGACTGCGATATCAAGGACCCAACGAATGACCGCTACTACTATGATGCCCTTTTGGTAGGCATCACAGAGCCAGATGGTGACTCGTCATCCGGTGCCCCAGCGACATTCGCCCTTACGTTCGCCATATCTGACGTCACTTCAACCCTTAGATAATAAAAGGGTACTTCCGCTACGGCGGAAAAAGGTGTGATAGTTTCAGGGCATGAGCGATAACACACTTTACACAACAGAAGATTCAGACAGCCAGAAGCAGAAGAAGGCTTCAATCAAAGACGCCATTTCATCGGCTGCTGGCTTAACAACCGTCCCAGAAGAGACACAGCTAAACAAGCTGCGTGCCCTCGTTAAGCGCAAGGTTGAAAGAAACCCTGTACTCATTGAAGTACCAGAGCGACCAGGCCTAAGCGTCAAGGTGAGCCCAAATATCACCCAGACACAGATGAAGAACTGGCGTAAGCAGTGCGGTGAAGATTCACGCAATGGTCTCGATGCAACAAAATTTGCTTGCATGGTCATTGGCCATACAACAATTGGCATCTACGTTGATGATGAAGAAGTATTCGATGAGTACGGCAACATCATGAATTTCGCCCATCCGTTTATTCTTGAAATGACCGAAACAACCAAGCCTGTTCCAGATGCTGTTAGAGCGCTGTTTGGCGTTGACCCACATATTGAATCAGCAGCGCTTGCAATCCTTGATGCCGCTGGATACTCAGATACGGTGTCAGCATCGGACCCTACGAAGGAATCTTCGACGAGCTAGTTAAAGATTCCATAATAAAATCAGCAGCAAGACTTGGAGAGCTATTCGGGCAAAACCCGCTAGACCTACTTGATAGAGATGATGTTGACTGGTTGTTGCTTATGGCATGTGCTAAAGTTATATCCAACGACCGCGAAGAGCAAGAGCGCAAGTCGAAGACTCAGCAGGCATAACCGAATGTC